CAAGCAGAAGACGGCATACGAGATCATGCCTAGTCTCGTGGGCTCGGAGATGTGTATAAGAGACAGCTATTAGTATAGATAATTTAGGGTCGCCTTCTTGATACTCCTTCAATAATTGCATAAAATATGGATTTTCAGATAAACGCCTACGTAAAGTTTTAAGTGCTCTTGATTTTAAATCCCTAACACTGCTTGGATCCTTATGAAGATACTTAGCAATCTTCCTTTTAGATTCTGAATTAAAAAAATAACGAATAATTATTTCCCTTTGTGCCGCAGTCAAACGCATAATTTCTATCGAAATTAAATCCATCATAACATATAACAAATTAGATTTATATACTTCTATAGCCTCGCTAAATGGATCCATCTCTGTAACAAATTTTTGTGTAAAAAACTCTAACGGCAATTTTCCATCTTCTAAATAATCAGATAAAAATATTTCTTTTGGATTACGTATATCGTCGGTCTCATCCTTTATTTTTCTAATATTTCTAGTATTTCCAGTGTTCCTAATGTTCCTAATGATTTTGGTGCTTTTAATGTTTTTGGTTCTTTTGTGTCTCTTTTTCATTTTTAATTTTTTCCAATGCGTAGTCTGCAAAATCCTTATATGGATAAAGCAGCATACGATCAGTAGATACCTCCGGTAATATTTTATTAACTAATTGTATACTTCTGTCCATTCCTTCCAACCCTGCTTTGTCTGAATCTAATGCAAAAATAAATTTATTAGTATACGATCCTAATAGCAAAATTTGGTTCACAGAAATATGTGCTCCAAGCACTGCTATGACATTTTCTATTCCGGCAGAATGAGCAAGCAATACATCAAAAGGTCCTTCAACAATAATAACAGATCCTTCTCTAATAATTGCCGGAATAGCATGAACTAAACCATAAACATAATCAAACGTCTTTAAACCATGATATCTATATTTAAAATCTTGGTGTCCTGGTCTAAAGATCCAACCAACAAAATAGCCACTTTCATCATATACAGGAAATGCGGGTGATCCAATAACTGATGAGGGCAGAGTATTAATAGCCGAAACCACTGTACCTAAATTAAATTTTTGAAAAATTTCTTTTGAAACACCACGCTGTTCAAAATAACTTCCTTCATACTTATGCTCAAGACTAACATCCAACAAAGTTGGAGGAAGGCTTTGGACTATATTTGTATTAATCATTTGATTCATCATTATCTCCTGATACATCTATAGGTTCTACTAAATCTTTATCAGTTGGAACTGATGGAATCACATTTTTATTTCCAGCTTCTGATTTTAAAATCTCTTTAGCAAATTCAATTCCAGCCTTAAACGCAGCTGGATCCTTGCGAAACGCATCCATAAGGTTCTCTAAACCTTGATATTTCTGATTAGAATAAGTATAGAACGCTCCATTCTTAGTTATATGTCCGGTCGCAAGTAAAAAACTAACTAAATCATAGACATAATCAAAACCATTGTTATAATCTATCCTAAAAGTCGCTCCAAGATAATTTGGCCCACCTCTATGTTTGGTAACTTGTGTCTCAATTTCAACTCCTCTTACTGTATCTCCATCTTTTAATAATTTGGAACTTCCAGCTTTAAATACTTTAATTCTTGTATGATATAAATGTTTTAAACTTCTTCCACCAGGAGTACGTAACATAGGCGTATAGGATCCAATAGCATCACGAACTTGGTTTACTACTATAAGCGAAACATTGTTACGTTTTAAATATTTTAATAAAACTGGAAGTATCCTAGACAAAACACCAGCTAAAGAAGCATATTTTGCAGCTCCAAGTTCGCTATTCATAATATCTAACGTAGTTAAACTAGCTATACTATCTATTACAACTAAATTAACTAATTTTTCTTCTGCATAAGTCTGAATAATTTTAAAAACATCTTCAGCTATATTAGCATCTGATACCATAAGCTCTTTTGTATTAACTCCTAACTTGGCTGCCCAAATAGGATCATACGAAGATTCAGCATCAAATAATAGACAACGTCCTCCATTTTTCTGAGTTTCTGCAATCGCCATTAATGAAATAAGCGATTTTCCACTGCCTTCTTCACCATATAACTCAGTAATACGTCCCATCGGCATTCCACCAGAAAGAGCTCTATCAAGAGCCAATATACCAGTAGAAAATAATGGGATACTTAAATCCTGGGAGCCTTCTACTTCATCGTCAATTACTGGTAAATTATCTTTTTGAATAATTTTATTAAGTTTAGCATTTGCCGCTTCCATACGTTTTCTCAAATCTGAATTTACGGCATTATCAACTTTTGAGTTTGTTTTGACCTCTGATATTTTCTTTTTACTAGTCATAATTTAACCTCCTTCAAGGTCTACTAAGATGTTGACTTCTACATACATTAAATTCTGCTAATTTTGTCATACCTTGCGCCCTAGCACAAACTATGCAATCTTTTTCACTCATATGCTTTCTCCTAAGAGTACAAAATCCAGCTGTATTAATAAAAGCTTTTGGAAACTTTGCAATATATTCCTCTATAAACAATTTACGAGCGTCAGAAGACATCTTATAAAACTCGTTAATTTCAGCTTCAGTCATATATCCAGTGTCAATTATCATTCCATTGCCAACTATCCAAACTTTACTTTGTTTTATATCTCCCATTTTTTCTCAATCTTCTTTCCTAAAAATGGAAACGATGCAACTGCAATTGCATCTGTTACATCATCTGGAATATTACCTAATTTATAGTCAGTACAAATATACTTATAAACTTCATCTTTGTCAAGTTTCCGCCCAGGAAAATATGCAGAGCGAATAGATGCAACTGTCAAAACTAGTATACGAGCTTTAGGCAATAATTTACGACCAGCTACTATAGCTACACCGCTATATCTAGTTAAGAGTTTTAATGTTTTAATATTTTTACCAAAGAATGTATCTTCAATACAAATAAAATCTAAATCTGGATGCTTTGTTATTATAGTTTCTAAATAACTATAAAACAAAAGAAGATTGTCTCCTAAACGGTTATTTTTATTAAATTGAAAATAGCCATAATCAATCAATGAACGGTCTTGCAAAACAGCCCAACCTGTAGAAGTCTGTGATATATCTAATCCAAGTGATTTCATAACCTCTCCTAAATTGTTATTGGAGGCTCCGGGAAAACCAGAGCCTCCAATAAGTTACTATCACCTCAATCCAGAATTGGGAGGAGATGAAAGAGACGGAGGTATCGGAGGTGATGACGGATACCCCTGTGGCAAAAATTGTTGAATCAATTGGTCTGTAACTGTACTAGTTGCATTAGCTGTATTAGCTGGAGCTGGTGGAACATACGACGGCTGTGCGTTCGTTCCGGGCTGTGTATTTGGTATATTTGGCGTGCCTGATGAAATTGGAGCCCCGGTCTGTGGTGCAGGTGCCTGCATCTGAGGTGCCGTTGGCGTAGCAACAGTCTGAGACTGCGAATAATTTGGAGGAATATACGCTGGTGCTGGTGCCTGAGGTGCATATGCATTAGTATATGCTGTCTGCATACGTGCTGGTTCTCCGGTATATGAAATCGTTTCTGGTCTCTTACTTGGTAATTGCTGACCATTTAAAAGTGCTAATGCTTCTTCAATCGTATGTGGCTGTGCATATTTCTTATAGTCTACAGTTTCAAAAAACCTATTAATCTCAGCTTTGTCTGCTTCCGTTAACGGAGTTCTTGATGGTTGTGGCGTTACCTGATAGTCAGTTTTCTTACCAACTTGGACACGCTGAATAACAACGTCATATCCAGACAAATCGCCCCATTCGCCATCTTTTAATGCTTTCAAATAGCCAATGATGATTTGAGGAGCGTCTAATAATTTTACTTTGTTTGTCTTTCTGTCTAAAACTGGTAAAATAGCTCTCAGTCTTGGTTTGTCTCCCATCGCACAAACAGGGCAGTGTGAAGCACCTGGACATCTAATACCGACATATTTGCCTGTACGGCTACTTACCCAATGTCTTTCAAAAAATTCTGGTGCACCAATAACCCTAACGCGTAAATCTTCTTTGAGACTTAAAAACAACTGTTCTCTCGGACCTTGATGTGCTGCTTGTACAGCTCTTGGATCATCCCATGATGCCATAGTTGAACCTCCTAAAATAGATTTTTACGTCGAAACGACGTTCTGCAAAAAACAAATTATTCACCTCCTTTATCCTCTAGGAATGGCAGAGACATATCCCTTTGGAATATTAAAAAAATCACGAGCCTTAATTCCTATCTTGCGTAGATATCTTGCTTGATGTAAAGCTGGAAATTTATGATCATCAATATCGTGTTCAAGCCATTTGTCATTTATATATTGATCAACTGGAACTGGTATTTTAAGATGATGTTCCGCAATAGACCTCATAGTATTATAAATTATTGTAGCTGCTCTAATTACTTGTTCATTCTTTACTTCATATACAAGCTCGTCGTGTACAGTTAACACAAGTTTTGCATCAATATTTTCTCTTTCAAAAGCTAAATATATTTGAACTGCACTTGCATTAGTTATTTCTGCTGCACTTCCTTGAATAGGACTATTTAAAGCGGTTCGTTCTGCTTCACCCTGGATAAATCTATCTGGAGAATCTATTTCAGGAATATGATGTATACGTCCAAAAATATTTTTTACAAATTTATGCTCACGTACAAAAGCCTTAATATATTCCTGGAACTCTGCAACTTTACGATATTTGTATAAATATCTGTTAATATATTCCTGAGCAGTACCTTCGTCACTATTAATTTGCTTTGAAAGAGCCTGGGCTTGAATACCATATACAATTCCAAAATTAATAGTTTTAGCTACACGACGTATATCTTTGGAAACTTTTTCTTCAGGAGGAATATTAAAAATTTCTCTTGCTACTTGGTCGTGAATATCTTCTCCATTCATAAATGCCTGTAATAACTTTGGATCCTGTGATACTCTGGCTAAAACTCTTAATTCTATTTGAGAAAAATCCGAACCTACCAATGAATATCCTTTTTCCGATATAAAGATTTGACGATATTGTTTCTCAGCCGGAATATTTTGTAAATTAGGCTGGGATGAACTTAACCGTCCAGTGGCTGTTCCGTGCTGTTTATAATTAGTATGGATTCTGTCTAAACGATCTGCTTTTTCTAATAAACTATCAACATATGTAGATTTCATTTTAGTTTCATGAGCATATTCTATCAGCTTTGTAACAATAGGATGGTCAATCTTTGATAGGGTTTCTTTATCAGTAGGAAGGCTTCCACTCTTTTTGGTTCTATTCTTCGGTTTCGGAATACCTAATTTTTCGTATAAAATTTTTGCCTTTTGAACTGGTGAGTTAATATTAAATTCCTCTCCAGCTAACTCATAAATTTCTTTTTCTAAAGTTTTTATCTTGTTTTCTAAAATAACTTTTAAATCCAATAACGCCTTTTTATCTATTTTAGCTCCATAATATTCTGCTTGACATAAAACAGGAACTAGAGGCATAACAGCAGTAAAAAAGAGCCCGAGTAAATTTTTCTGGGAAAGCTCTTCCCAATATTTATAAAATAAACGTATAGTCGCATCTGCATCAGTAGCAGCGTATTTATACATAACATCTTGTGGAATCATAGCATAATTCTTAATTTTATTTTTGTCTTTATACTCCTTAAGTTCTGATTCATAATACGCTAAATCTGGATAAATTCTAGATAAGAATTTTAGACCGTGCGGTGGAGCTTGCCAAAGTAAATGATGAGCGAGCATAGTATCAAAATATAAATTTGTTCCTAAAGAACCGTCGTCTCTTTTAAAAAATTTTACAATATCTATGTTAAATTTTGCCTTCAAAAAGTTAGCATCAAATTTTCCATTATGCAATATCAATTTCTTTTTCGGATGTGTAAGTATGTCTCGTAATCTATTTACAATATGAGTTTTTTGCTCATCTGAAAAAACTTGAGTATTAACACTAATAAAAGGAATATAATAACCTTTATATGGCTCGGAGGTAAATGATACTCCAATAATTTCATCATTCGCTAAATTCGGTTCATCCTCATCTATAGCAGATGTTTCAATATCAAATGCTATGTATTCTTTATCCTGAATAAGATCAAGAGCACTATTAGCTAATTCAAGAGTGTTACAAAGTTTATATTCTCCGACTTGGAAGGATTTTTCAATATAATTTTTTGCAAAAACAAAATCTCTAAAGAACATTTCTTTTTTGTTTGAATCTCTTAAAATTGCTGCAGGATGTAAAATTGGAAGAAAATCCCTTCCGTCTTTTTTAATTATTGTTCCACGTTTGTCCATAATATTTTTCTGTTTGAGTACAGCTTGAACTGCAACCGCACCTAAAAGAATAATCAGTTGAAGATTAGGCATTGCAGCAATAACAGCTTGCCAGTGTTCTTTACACGCTTCTAATTCTTCTTTCATAGGCTGACGATTATTCGGGGGCCTACACATTATTGTGTTTGTAATATTAATATCTGAAATTGAAATTCCTGCTTTGTCTAAAGCTTCACGTAATAAAGCCCCAGAAGGACCTACAAATGGCTTGCCTTCTCTATCTTCTTCACGCCCTGGAGCTTCACCTATGATCAGAATACGACCGTTAATGTTTCCGTGTGGTAATACATAATTTAATTTTACTTTATGAAGCTCACATTTTTCACATTTAAAATTTTCAAACATTCAACTCCTCCCAGAAGAAACTATTTACTTTTTGGAAACGGTTAAAGTTTTTCTACAGCCACAACTTTTAATAAAACCCTCTGAACTGTCCCAAATCTTGGTGGTTCAAG